TGCGCGGCAAAAAATGGGGCTTTACTTCACCTGATTATTTTACAGGTGAAGGCAACGCAGCAAATAAGTGGGCACATACCGCTTACAATTCATGGAAAAAACAATTCTTAAATCAATAAACATGCAGGAAACAAACGAAAAGATTTTTGACCTCACCGATCATGGATTTATAAACATTGACGGTAACTGGATACACAAAACCGCCATCCTTTACCCATGCGTGAAGATGGGTAAAGGAAACGTGATTGGCGCTTACTCTATCATCGGTGCTAACGGTGAAATCAGAAGCAAGCGACCGGATGAATTTCAGGGCACTGTTGAAATAGGTGATAAAAATGTGATTTCAGAATTGGTTACTATTCAGCGGCCTTTTGAAAAAGATAAGAAAACAATTATCGGTTCGCGCAATATTATTATGGCACATGCGCACATAGGCCATGATGCAGAAGTGGGTAACGATTGCGAAGTATGCACCACTTCCGTTATTGGTGGCTATGTAAAAATAGCAGATGGCGCAAAAATAAAACTGCACTGCGTAATAAGAAACCGTGTGCAGATAGGAAAGAATGCGCTGGTTGGCATGGGTAGTGTAGTTACCAAGGATGTAAATGCGGGTGAAATTGTGATGGGTAATCCGGCAAAACCAAAAATATGAGATTAGCTGCTCTCTTCACCGTTTTTAACGGCCTTGAATTGCTGGATAAAGCAATAGAGAATATTCTGCCGCATGTGGATGAACTAATTATTGCTTACCAAGATGTAAGTAATAAAGGCAACTTGAGCACAGAAGTATTTCCCCCTATAAAAAAATACATCGGCAGAGATAAGTTCACAGTTGTGAAGTTTCAACCTGTGCCGGGTATTAATACCAAAGAGAATGAGCGAAGCAAACACAACCTGCTTTTAGAGCAGGCAAAGAAGCTAAACTGCACACACTTTGTTTTTATGGCAACGGACCACTTTTATTTACCGCATGAATTTGCAGTTGCAAAAGAACAGGTACGGCACGATGTAACCTTCACGGCCATGTTCACCTACTACAAACATCCAACCTGGCAGCTTACACCCATTGAAGAATATTACATGCCGTTTATCTGCAAGCTGTATCCGGATACTATGGTTACAAAATGCCGGTCCGCTTATTATCCCTGCCGTGTTGATCCTGCACTGATGATAAATACGTGTGCCACTTACCGCATTCTTTCAAAGGAATTAATTATGCTGCACCACTACAGCATGATACGCGATGATATCCGAAATAAGTTTGCAAACGCTGCCGCCTCCATCCGATGGACACCGGAACAGGTAGAAACATTTGTATCTGAATTTGAAAATTATAACCTGCAGGAAAATAAAGGTATCACTTATTTTCAGGGAAGGAAGGTGCAGGTGGTTCCGGATTATTTCGGGCTGACAAACTAAGCCGCAACCTGCCTGTATTTTTCACGCATCTTTTCTGATGCTTCTTCCAAGCGCTCTTCAATATCTTCAACTCCTGAATGTAAATAAGTTTCAGTTGTTTTGGTGGAAGCGTGGCCCAACAGATCACGGATATCATCTAATTGCATACCGGCATTTCGCCAATGTGTAGCGCAGGCATGGCGCAAGGTGTGTGGCTTTACTTCTTTAAATATTCCGGCTGCTTTGGTAGCGTTTTCAACTACTACCTGCAATGAACGGGAAGAATAATATTCACCTTGCTTTTGTCCACGGAAAAGTATTTGCGGTTTATCCAGTTCATAAAAATTCTTTTCGCAATAGGCTTTTAAAATATTCAGTGTGCCGGGCGGTATCTTCACATAACGGTCCTTTTTACCTTTGCCGCCTACTACCTTAAAGCGTGATGCTTGCCAGTCAATATGGTTAGTCATTGCGTGGCGGGCTTCGCTGTTACGCAATGCGCAGGAATAAAGCAGTTGAACGATTGCCCGCTGCTTTGGGTTTTTAATGGCGCGGAGTATGCGCACCACTTCATCCAAACTTAACAGATCGTGCAGGCGTTCGCGCTTTTTAGCTCGGGTGATTTTATACAACTCTTCTTTCCTTCCTAAAACATTTGTATAGTAAAACCTGATGGCACAAATGCACACGCCCTGCGTATTCTCATTGGTTAAATTCAGGCTATCAATATACTTTTCAATATCCAGTAAAGGCAGATTAACTATTGCTCCATTAAACCTGTAGATAAACTTTTTAAAATAGCTCATGTAATTGGTTTTGGTATCTTCAGTAAAGCCACGCCCACGCATTTTAAGCTGGTAGTTTTCTAAAATAACATCTATTTCAGTCATTTGCTTTTCAGTTGTTTAGGTAGCAAATATACGCAAATGCAATTGTTATCGGCAACCGCCCGTCTTCGTAGTGAAGTTTCTGCAAGTTTGACCGTTTTAATAAAAAATTTCTCCACTCACTTTTCATACATATCCTCAAAAAATCCTGTTTTCTCATTCACCCAATGTTCCAAGTTCATAATGTAATTCTTGCCTGTGAATATCCACACTACGAATAATGGAATTATCAAAACTAAGTCAATCGTGTTTAGCAAAAACCAGCATATTGTTTGAAGGAACATTTTTGCTAACCATAGTATTCCGAAAATGATAATTCCAATCACTCCGATTATCTGTGCTAATCTTATCCAAATCCCCCACGCACAAATTTTTATTAAAACTACTTTTGTGCCTTGAATGAACTTACTGGAAGCGGCAGCCGATAACAAGGCATAAAATGAAATGCCGAGTTTGCGGGTAATTTGAAGTATCTTTTCCATATTGAAAATTATTTTTAGTTTGAACATTTGTAATTCTAATTCGGCACTTCATTTATGCCCGACCGTTATGGGCAAGTGCCCGCACAATCCAACCCACGAAAGCCATGCACCAGCCCATAACAAGGGCTTGTAGCAATGCTCAGTTCGTGCTTCGTAGGTAAGTGTCTGCTCATAATCTTTTTTAAATAATTTTTTCTCCCACCGCACCAAATACAACAATCATACTGTCGTGCATTCCTGCTTTTATTTCAACGTATTCACCTTTGGTATTCACTCCAAGAAATTTAACACGCCCTTTCAAAAATCGGATCTCGTTTGCGTTTGGTTTGATTACTTCGTGAAATAACTTAGTACTTGTACTTACTGGCAATAAACACACACACAACTTTCCTTTCTTACTTTCATCAACTGCTCTTTTCACAAATGCCTCTTTCAGTTGTCTGCTATATGGTGGGTTAACAAAGTTGTGTTTCCCCCACTCAATCAGTAAGCCATCTTTGTCAGGGGTTATTTCTCCTTCATTCAAAGGGCATGGATCAAAATCAAACGCAAACTCTTTATTAAGTTCATCGTAAAGGGCTTTTAGTGTTGCCCAATTATCGCTATGTGTTAAATTTCTGTCTTTCATTTCCTGCGCTCAAAAAATTATTTAAAAAAGGTTCTGTGTTCCATAGTTAGTTTCATCTGTTATCACGCACTGCTACAAGCCCAATACGTTAGTAGCAAATTTAAAAACCTGCCACCGCACCGCATTAAATAAATTCAGTTGCATGAATTATTGATTGTTTTTGGCACTCCTCGTAATAGTCATAGCAGTATTCTGCTTGTATTCGTTTATGCTTCTCTGCCCAAACAGCATATTTATCATTATCTCTATATCCCCACATATAATCAATCTTAAAGTAGAATACTACTCTGTTTGCTTCTTCATCAATCATCCAGTAATATTGGATGAAAATATTTTTTTGTTCTCTGAAAAAGTCCACAGCTTCACAAAAGCTATCTCCCGTAAATCCTTTTTCTTTTAATGGTTGTAAAATATTTTCTGGTATCAGTTTCATAATTTTTAGTTTATTAGTTTCCCCTCGCTCAAAAAGGTTTTTAAATCAGCTACTAACATGGTATATGTCGCTATTCTCCAACCGCACAGGCAACGCACAACAGCGCATATACCTGATACGTTACGGTAAACCCCTTCAAAACGGCAACTCATCAACATCACAATATTCCACATCCGATTTAACCAACACCGGTTTCTTAAACATCCGCTCAACCTTCAATCTAAAATTATAAACCGGTATTGCTGTGCCTCTCCGTTTGCACAGATGAATAACATTATGCATCAGATTATAAGGTTTCCACCACTGATACCTCCAGCCATAACCGGCAGACTTCCACCACCGCTTCAGATATCCTTTTTCATAGATCAGAAAAAGAATAAACAGAGCTTCCTCACCGTACTGAGCAGGCGTATGTTCAATATAGCCTTCAATAACCGGAAACTCAGTTGCCGGTTTAGTATAAACACGCTGCCATGGCTGATGAAAAATATACTTACCAAACTGCAGGCGCTGCAAAATATTCCATACCGGAAGCTTATACCATCCACAGTTGCAATGGTAGCAATCTGCATAATCATAGATGCGGCCATTATAACCATACTTTGCATGTACACCGCTGCCACCGCATGAATTACATTTCTTACCATTTATAAATTGCACATCATACCCGATGTGCCAGCCATACTTTTTAAGAATTTTATTTTTTACAACATAAAATTCAGGGCTGCCGCCTTCGCGGTTTGCCTGATGCAGTAACCATGAAAGAATAATAGTGAATAGTTTTTTCATAATTATATTTAAAAGCCTAGTCCGTTTGTTTCTTCAAATAATTCTTTTTGCCCTGCCTTTTCTTTTCCAATTCCCTGACAAGCAATTCCTACCATCCCTGTTCCAAAAGTTAAAAGCGGATTTACACCACATGGAAGAGAGGCAAAAGCACACCACCTGTTTTTATTGTGAATACAATCACTACACTCAGGAATATCTTCATAGTATTCCTTTACAGCTTCACCACCTTTAAATGATGTTGCTTTATTCCACCTTAACTTCCGCTCTTCCTCAGTATATTCAGATTGTGTGCTGCCGAATATTTGCGGAAAAGAACTTTGCTTACTTATTTGTTCAATCGGTAACGGATAAATTTCCCTGTGTTTTTCTGTTGTCATAATTTATTCTTGAATTATTATCTTCCACTTGTTACCATCACCGTAAACATTTCCCAGTCAATCTTCACCACCGGGCGTGAGCTTTTGCCCAGCATATCCAACATAATATCACGCAGGGCAATGTTATACACCCTCACATCCCACATGTGGTTTTGCTGCATTCCCTTCTTTGCCCACAGAAAAGCTTCTACAGTGCCGTCTTTTCCTTTCTTCGGCTTCTTTTCCTCTGCCTCATAATGAGAAAAGTAATTCGCAAACAGGTATTTTCCACCGCTGGGAAAAGGATAATTCATAAATCCGGGCTGCTGCGCCTCACCGCTTCCGGCATTAAAGTGATATTTCATCTGCTGTGCCAGCATATCCTTGATCTTATTTACTTCCAAAAGATAATAACGCTGCCGTTCTCTACCTGCTCTGAAGATTGGAACATTAGCACCAAGCGCCATGTACTTACCTTCCTTGTCACCACGCAAACCAACTACGTTATAATTGGTACTATCCAGAAAAGCATAAGCATAATCAGTGTAGTGGCCGCAATCCACACCCGATATAAAAATATTCATCTTTCGGCCCGTATCGGTAGTAAAGGAGGTACCCAGCACCTTATTCAGCTCCGGCCATACGCTCTTTTCAGTGTGCGCCCTGTAAGTCCAGTGCTCACGGTCCGCTTTATTGGTGCCTTCCAGCGGAATAAACGTGCCGATACTACCATGTGTGATGCTGTAAGTGCTTCCGCTTTCGCTCCATGCAAGCACTTCATAGTCCAAACGGGCATCATCTTCCTTGCCATTTAAGTCACAGGCGCAGGTTAATAACACTATTTTACCATTTCCGTCAGCAATACTCAGCTTTTCAGGTATGGCTCCAATGTCATACGGCCTGCAATTGTTCTGTAATTGGTTGGCTTTAGGGCTTTCGGCAGCCTCTTCCCATGTTTCGCCCAAGCATAAATTAACAAACGTTTTATTTAAATAATCAATTGCAATTGCTCCTGGCGGATTTGCTTCTAGATATTGCAGCACGTAATGATTCCAGTCATACATTCCGTGTGGCGCATACAAACTTGAAATGTGATACGAATAATAATATGGTTGCCGCGCAGTTGCAGTAGGCTTCCACATGCCGTTTATCAGCATTTCCGTTTTTCCTGTTTCATTAAAAAAACCTGAACAGTTTTGGCATATATAGCCAACACTATCGTTAATAAGATTTCCGGTATCATCCAACTTCCAGGTAATACCCGCTTTTTCTTTTCCATCGCTACCCTTAATATCAACCGACCAATACAAAGCAATGTAGTTTTTGCAGCACGGGCAAGGAATATAATACCTCCGTTGATCACCCTGAATAAACAACGGCTCAATGTTGCTATCCATCTTTGTTTGCGGAGTGCTGATATAAAAAATTTTCATCTTGCTGTAGTAAGCCGCTGCACGTTGCTCAATCAGCTTAATGGTGCTTCCGGTATCTTTACCTAATTTTTTAGCAGCATCAATATCATCAGCAAAAATAAAAGGCACACTCCGTTGGCGCAGCATGTTGTGATTAGTAACACTACCAGAAACCAAACTGCCTCCAGGAAACTCTTTTGATTTATTAGTATCCCCTGTTCGCATATTTTTTTTCCGCAAAACACTTGGTCGAATCAATTTACGTAACCCGCTGTTATCAATCATGCGGTCAATCTTTGCCATAGCCTCTTCGCTTAGGTCGCTGTGGCCTGTTAAAAACATAATATTAGCAGGATTTTCAGAAATTATATAACCAATACCAGGCTCAATTACTCCGGTACTAAAACCAATCTGCGCACCTTTCATGATGGAAATAATTTTTGCAGGATGGTTTGGCGAAAGACAATCAATAATTTCGCGGCAATAGGGTGATCGGTCATAACTAAATGGTCCCGGAAAAGGACTTTCATCACTTCCCATTACACGGTTACGCTCACACCATTCGCTTGGCGCAATATCACTAAGCAGAATTCTTCCTGCCTCAATCAATTCATCACATACAAGTTCTAAACTATTCATCGGTAACTTTTCCGTTTTTCTAATTCTGCCAGCGCTTTTAAATCACCTTCAGCCGCTTTTTGATACAACTTCATGTCAATCTGGTATTCGCCTTTGTCAACTCCTTTCTGATATGCCTTTGCAATTTCTGTTTCAGGATTTTCAAAGTCAATAATAAACTGAGCTTCATTTTCAATATCCAAAATATTAATACACTTCTGAGCAGGATAACCTAATATGCCACAGTGAACTATTTTCTTTAGTTGATCTTCGCTGTAACTCACACACCCTCCCCCAGTTCGTTAATAATATTACTATTAGCAAACTTTGCGCAAAAATTAAATCCAGTCAATTGCTTCCATACATGCTTTAATTCATTAATTTTTGCTATTGGATAATAAGAGGAAACACCTCTATCATTCTCCATCATAAATTCTGCAATTTCATCTGGCGATATTTCTTTGCCATACAACTCAGTCATTCCGGCAGCCTGACAATCAAGCGGACTTCCTTCACTTGTAATATATTGTAAAATACATGATTTTGAAATACGATTACGGTCGCCAAACCTACATAGTGATTTCATTGTAGTTTGCGTAACCTCCTTTGCAATAATTCCAGATATAGTGTAGTCGTACTCCCACTTTTCCTGCGCTTCAAATATTTCAATGGCAAGTTTTTTTAACTCTTCTTTATCGCAAACAGAAATCATTTTAGTGCGCATTGTTTGCCATGCAAGTAATGCAGCTTCTTGTTTTTTCATAAACCTTCAATCAGTAGTTGATCCTTTGTACCTTCTTTTACTTTTCCGTTTTCAATCAATTTCAGGTAATCATTGTTGATTGCAATTCGCTCACCGGGCAACCTTGGTATCTCTGTCCAGAATTTACCATCCAATTCACGACCTGCCGCTTCAGGATAATGGCCTCCCCATTGTTTGTGAAAAAATTTGATGTTTCGGTCAACACAGAAATCTTTAATTTCCTGAACCCACTCAACCCTGTCAGGGCGCGGAAACCATTTCTTTTTTTCACGGTCGTAATAAACCAATGCACGTTTTTCAGCAACATCATCCTTCCACAGATGGTTTCCACTTTCACCTCCGGTTATCATCCAGTGAATTCCATCCAATTCATTAGTCGCTAAATGCAGCGGACCAATCAAAGGCTCTGCTGAGATAAATCTTATTTCAGCATCTACCTGTTTTAAAACATCAATCCGCCATTGCACATCAGCGTTTTCAACGGTTGTTCCAGCCCAAAAATTAGGCGGCAGTTTACGTTTGCGCGAAAACTCCAGCATAATATCCGGTCGCTTAGTCAATACCTGATACTCATGCTGTGGGGTTTGCTCAATCACATCAACAATCTTGTTTCTGTATTCATCCGAAACTTTATCCCAAAATAAATCACTCATGCTGTTTGCAAAAATTAAAGTCGGTTCTTTCAGCTTAAAAGGCTCTTTCAACTTATGTTCACGAATGGTTAAATCAAATCCGTTTGGAAATGCAGCAGTTCCACGCTTCTGCTCTGCCAGCGTAAAAGCATAACAAAACTTACACCCTTGCGAAATCTTTTCGCAGCCTGACATCGGGTTCCATGTTTTTTCAGTCCAGATAATTCCTGTTTGGTTCATTGGTTTTTTTTGGTTATTTTGCTTGTAAATAAATTGCTGAATAATTACATTCACTGTCATACACATACGTTATTCTGGCAGCTTCTTTTTTGAAAAAGTTTACAATTTTTTCTAAGGCGGTTTCATTCTTACCTTCAAAAGAAAAAGTAAATTCTTTTTCACCTCTAATTGTAATCTCTACCGGAACACCTGAATACTTACTCAGCATTGTTTGAAGTTCTTCCATTCTTGTTTTTTTTGTTTTAGTTTTTTGCATTGTTTTAAGTTTTAAATACAACGCAATATACTAACATTCAACTAATTAACCAAATAAAACCAAAAATAATTTTTTCTGCCATTGCTGAATATTCTTACCTTTTCTATACTTCCTTTTAAATATAAGTATTCCAGCAACTTTGTTAATCCGTTTTTATTAAAAAGCGATGGAATTTTTTTTATCATTTTATCAGTATAACAAAGCTGCATCAGCATGTTTTTGTTTAAAGCTCCCATCATTGACTGAATAAATGTTACATGAATTATACCCGAATACCTACGCTTGAATATTATTTCTAATTGCTTAAATGGTGATCCATACGCATCTAAATCAATAATATCAAACAATGACAAGTCGACACTTGCTAAATATTTTGTATTATTTCCTTTCAAATAAACACCTTCACGATCTGGTTTTTCATCCATTCGTAACACCTGAATAGTTTTTCCGCTGCGCTTTTTTACTTCCGCCCACAACAAACCATTTCCGCTGAAACAATCCAGAACTTTAATCACAGGTTTTTCCGGCAAACTTTCCAACCTCAGCAAAACCTTTTCTTCAAAAAAAGCATTATCAGTTTGAACTTGTTTCATATTCTATAAAATCTTTTTCTTTTAGCAAATTCAATATATCCTGCACCTCAATCATTCTCTCAGGAGGAAACGAAAGCAGTACATGAGTTTTAAAAAATGGTTTAAGTGTTTCGGTTTTAATTTTACCCGGTTCATTAAAATCCGGTAACTCAATATCAAAATCAGAAAGTTCTATATCCGAAAACTCTTCCATCAAAATATCAATGTCAAACTCGCCTACATGCGTATTACCGATTAGATTATATTCTTTAATTTCAACATCAGTAAGTTGACGGTTGGGTATTCGCACATCAATTATTTCTTCACCTCTGCCAAGTAGCTGCATTACTTTCAGGCGCTGGTGCCAGGTAATTAAAGCGCTATCAAAATTTATAACAGGTATTTCTACCACGTTAAATTTTTCTAAGTAACCACGCAACTTCGTTAGTTTTTCTGCGCTAATCTTGCGCGGGTTTATCTCCAGCGGTAGCAGGTCGTTTACCTTTCGCTGCACGGTTTTCCATTCTAATTTTTTCTGTGTCATTTTCTTTCTCCTTTTCCTCTGGTATCAGAGTATTCATTTACAATATTTCTAATCATTTTTTTACTTTCAAGTAATCCTGTTTCCACTGCCTTGTTAGTAATACCAACAAGAGTTCCCCGCAACGTTGCAGTTTCTTTACTGCTCAAATTTTTTACAGAACTAAACTCAATCAATAAATTATCTGCCGCTTGTTTAAATGCATTACTCAAACTCTTACTTAATTGCACTATAACCATTTTACTTAAGTCTGTTGGTATTAAAATCCCGTTCAATTTTTCAATCTGTATTTTTAATTTCTCAATTTCCTTTTCCTTTTTTTCATTTTCAAGTTCCAGTTTTCGTTTTTCTAAATCATACTGGCTTATAGCTTTGGTTGTAGGCTTATTTATTTGTGGTGGCATTTGCAATGCCAGCGGTTGCATAATTTCAGGAGCAACCTGTTCCTTGGTTTTGTTTTTTTCTCTGCGTTTTTCTAAAAAAGTTTTATTCGGTTCAATCGTATCATCAATAAATTCACCACTCAATATAACCTTGCCACGTTTCAGGTAATTACTAAGATCACTTGTGGTAACACCACCTAATTTTGCATACTCCTTCTTTGTCAAAAAAGCCATTCACCTACTTATAAATCAAATTACTACACCATTTGTCGCAACAGGTTTGTATTTGTCGCGACAAATCAACGACAACCTTCCAAATTAGAGTGCAGATAGTTTTTTGTGTGGCTTCGCATTTATA